ATAATCCAGAAGACGTAGATACGCATGCAGAAGATCACGCATATGATGCATTAAGATATGGCTGCATGTCACGCCCCATTAATCCTCATGGAAGTGGCTTTTCGTCATTTTCTCAACCACAAGGCTATAAGCCTGCAGATACAATGTTTGGATACTAATGGATATAAATAATAAAAAATTAATTGTTGGATTTTCTGAAATTACAATTAAAGAAGAAGACGCAAGTTTTAAAAAAGATAATTTAACTGACTGCTATGGACAGTTTTTACAACGTGAAAATTCCATACAGATTAATACAAATTTAGAACCACATGATAAATTAAATACAGTCATTCATGAGATTCTACATTCATGTGTATATGTTAGTGGCCTTAATCAAAAGGGAGCTCCATTAGAAGAGGATAGCTCAGAAGAGATTGTGGTAAATAATTTAGCTAATATATTTCATACAGTCTTACGAGACAACCCATGGCTTGTTAGATTTATTAACGAGTACATACCTAAACAAAAAACTAAGGAGAAATAAATGCCAAATATAATGCAAAAATATAAACAAGGTGATTTAGACGAAAATAATTCAGGTTACGGAAATTCTGCTAAAACATCTAATCCAGCTGATAATATGCCACCAGTAGTAGAGGGCGGTATTAATGAAGATGCACCTAAAGTAAAATCTAATATGGTTGATAAAAGTGTGTTTTCAAAAGCAGACGAAAGAGACTACTAATCCAATAAGGATATATAATGGATACTACAGATAATACAGTAGCATTAGATGATGAGTCTAATGAACAACAGCCGTTAAGTGATTACAGCAATTTAGCAGGATATATAAAAGAAAAATTTATACGTTCTGAAGATTCTAGGTTATTTGATGAGAGCCGTTGGTTAAGAGCCTACAGAAACTATAGAGGTATATATGGCTCTGAGATGTCATTTACTGAAAGAGAAAAGTCTAGAGTATTTGTTAAAATAACTAAAACAAAAGTTTTAGCTGCTTTTGGTCAACTTATAGAAGTATTGTTTGCTAATGCTAAGTTTCCACTTGGTATTACACCAACAAAACTTCCAGATGGTATATCAGAATATGCTTATGTTGATGATGAACAAGTAGAGCCAGCAGAAACAGAACAACCTAGTCCTTATGGATTTCCTGGTGATGGTAATGAATTTGAACCAGGAAAAACTATAGAAGATATATTAGGTGGATTATCAAAAGACTTTGAAGGTTTAAACATTAAAGCTGGCCCTTCACCTGATCCAACTAAAAAAGTACAATTATCGCCTGCAAAAGAAGCGGCTGCAAACATGGAAAAATTAATTCATGATCAGCTAGAAGATACTTCTGCAATAACTGTCCTAAGACATTGTTTATTTGAAATGGCATTACTAGGAACTGGAATAATTAAAGGTCCTTTTAATTACGAAAAAACTAAACATAAATGGGAAAAAGGGGATGAAGGAGAAATGGAGTATTCTCCAGAATCAAAACTAGTTCCTAAAATAGAAGCAGTAAGTTGTTGGGATTTTTATCCAGATCCTGATGCAACAACAATTGAAGATTGTGAGTATGCTATACAAAGGCATACATTAAGCAGAAGCCATTTAAGGGATTTAAAAAATAGACCATTTTTTAGAAAGAATGCAATTGCTGATTGTTTATCAATGGGCCCAAACTATCAAGCTAGAGGATTTGAAACTGCACTACTTGATAGAGAAAATGTAGATGATTTAGATAAAAATAGATTTGAAGTATTAGAATACTGGGGCCTAATGGACAAACAACTAGCTAAAGAATCTGGCCTAGAGCTTGAAGGTGATGTTGAAGATATTGATGAGTTAGAAGAAGTTCAAATTAATGCGTGGATATGTAATGGTAAAATACTAAGATTAGTATTAAATCCATTTACTCCTGAAAGAATACCATTTCATGTAGCACCATATGAAATAAATCCATATCAATTTTTTGGTGTAGGCTTACCTGAAAATATGGAAGATGCACAGCAAGTAATGAATGGTCATGCAAGAATGGCTATTGATAATTTAGCACTAGCTGGTAATCTAGTATTTGATATAGATGAAACACAATTAGTACCAGGACAAGATATGAGTATATATCCTGGTAAAATATTTAGAAGACAGTCTGGTGTAACAGGAACAGCAATCAATGGATTAAAGTTTCCTAATACATCATTTGAAAACTTACAGATGTTTGATAAGTTTAGACAGTTAGCAGATGAAGCAACTGGAATACCATCTTATTCACATGGAGCAACTGGTGTACAGTCTACTACAAGAACAGCTGCAGGTATGTCTATGTTAATGGGAGCATCTGCTTTAAGTATAAAAACAGTTATAAAAAATATAGACGACTATTTATTACGACCCCTTGGTGAAGCACTATTCTCTTGGAACATGCAGTTTAATGCAAGCATTCCAGATATACAAGGAGACTTAGATGTAAAAGCAATGGGAACATCTTCATTAATGCAAAAAGAAGTTCGTTCTCAAAGACTAATGACATTTATGCAAACTGCAAATAATCCAAATATTGCACCGTTTGTTAGATGGCACTCAGTACTTACAGAGATAGCTAAATCTTTAGATATAGATCCAGAAGATTTAATTAATGATCCAGAAAAGGCTGCAATTTTTGCAAAAATAATGGGAATGACAAATGGAAATAAACAAGATGAAGGCTCTGGTGAACAACCACCAGGCATGGGATCTGCTGGAGGAGTACCTCCAGGAGCAAATCCAACTGATACAACGGGAGCTGGAGGCGGCAACATCGGAGTTGGAGGTATTCCGCAACCAGGGGAAACTAACTTCGCTCAGGAGGCTTCTGTCGCTCAAGCACCAACTAAACAATAAAGAATTAAAAAAAACTAAAGGATTTTTTAAATAATGGCAACTATAACATCTACCAAACCAGGAGAAATAGGAGGCACTTCAATACTTTCTAAAAGAAGTCCTACCTATAGACTAGTATTAAAAGTTGATCCTACAACAGGACAATACAAATATGAATACGAAGTAGATGATGCTCCTAAAGTTTCTGATGTTATACAATCTGCTACTCCAGTAGTACCAGAAGTTCCAGGAACTCCTGATCCTAGTGATCCTGGAGACAGCTCGCCTACTCCTGGCCCAACACCAGAAGATCCAGGCACAAGTTTTGAACAAACTAAAAAAATGCTTGGTGGTGGCGGAGGTCGAGATCGAGAGCGAATAGACTCTGGAGAGTACAGAATGAATCCAGATGGCACTGTAGGATACAGAAGAGCAAATCAAGAAAACTTTATTACAGTAAGTGAGACTAGTCCTGGAGCACAAAGATTTATGGCAGGTCTTACTAAAGGTGTGAGTAAAGTAACAGATACAATAGGAGATTACATAAGCACTGGTGGTCTTATTGGATCTGCAGTTAGAAATATTTTTAGTGGAAGTGAAGCGGCTCAAAAAAAAGAAAACATGAAAAATTATACTCCAGGCTATAATATGAGAGATGTAGCAGGAGAAGTAACTAAAAAACCTACAGATAATCGTAGACCAGATAGTATAGGAGTAGCAGACAACAGATTTGGCACTTTTGATCAAACTGCAGATGCATTAACAGGAGGCACTGTATCATATGAAAAAGTTTATACAGGCACTGCTAAACAGATACAGCAAAAAAAAGGACCATTTAAAATGGTACCTAAAGTAGACACATCTTTAAGCAAAGTTTATACAGGTACAAAAAAACAACAGCTACAAAAAAAAGGACCTTTTGATTTAGTTGGCCCTACATCAAATTTTCCTCAAAGAAAACCTGATATGCCTACACAGGAAAGAACATTAACAGGCCCTAGAGAATTAGGTGCTACAACTAGAAGTGATATTGGAGAAGCTGTTAGAGAAGGCGATATTGAAAAAGCTGTAGATATTGCTAAAACTACTGCAGGAAGTTTAGGACAATCACGAGATAAAGCACAAACAGAAATGGATAAAGCACGAATAGGTGCTACTACAAATAATGCAATGTCTGGTTATGGTAGTAATATAGGTTCTGATAGACGACAAAAAGAACAAGAAAAAGATGTAGCTTCTGCTAGAGAAGCTGCTAAAAATACTGAAGCAGAAAAAGGCAGAACTGTAGATAGAGATAATGCAGTAGACAATGCCGCTAGATCAAATGAAGTATCAGACGCAAATGGCAACGCTGTAACTAATAATGGTAAAGCAATTAATTTTGGTGGTAAAAAAGAAAGTAAAATGATGACTAGAGAAGATGTTGCTGCTAATAAAGCAAAAAAGGATAAAGAAAAAGCAGCTAAAGGTGATAAAGGAGATAAAAAAGGAAGAATTATTTGTAGTGAACTATACAGACAAGGTTTAATATCTAAAGAAGATTATGTATTAGATTTGTATTACACATCAAAACATTTAACTTCTCAGCATACATCAGGTTATTGGCACTTTGCTGTACCAGCAGTTAAAGCTATGAGACGTAGTAAATTTTGGACAGCATTTTGGAGAGAGATTGCATATAATAGATTACAAGATATTAAATGGAGACTTGGCTATGGTAAGTTTACTTTAAAAGGCAGAATTTATAGTGCTATATTTGAACCATTTTGTTATGTATCGGGATATTTTAAATCTAACGCAACATATAAAGAACTATATAAAGGAGAATACTAATGGCAGTAAACCCATTAATGGCTAACCCACAACAAGCACCAATGCCTGCAGGACAAACTGAAGCACCGATGCAAGGTGGAGGACAGCCTCAACCAGTAAATGTTAACCCACAAGAATTTGAAAATGCTATGCAAAATTTATCGCCACAAGCTATGCAGGCTTTAGATATGCATTTAACTCCAGCTGTTAAGCAAGCATTAGGAGAACTATTAGGATCTGAAGTAGCAGGAATGGTACAAGATATTGGACCAAATCAACCTACTATTAGCATTCCTATATCTGTAATTGCTAGTGCTTATCCAACAGAAGGCGGAGATATAAAAGAATCTATTAGAATGATGGAAGAAGATTTTAGGTCTAAAGCAGGGCAAGGACAACAAGAGATTCCTAGTTCACCACAAGGTGGACTAGGCGGAGCACCTATGGGAGCTCCACCAACTAACGTGCCACCTATGCAATAAAGCATAGCACACGAGGGCTACCCTTCCCCATAAGGCACCCAACTCAACTAAGGAGGATACTATGGTTGACGACACAAATGAAGATGTAATAGAAACAACTGAAGAAGTAATTGAAGAAACAGAAGAAGTTTCTCTTACACCTGAACAGGAGCAAGTAGAAGAAATACTTGATCCAACACCTTATCAAAATAAATATAAAAGAGATCTCGATGATAAGGATACTGATACAGCTACCGAGCAACAGGACACCGAAGAAGAGGCTACTCCTGAAGAACGCCCTGTAACAGCCGAGGAAAAGGCTTTTAAGAAACGTTATGACGATCTTAAACGCCATTACGACAAGACCTTAAGTAAGCATAAAACAGAAGTTACTAAACTTAAAACTCAAGTTGAACAGAGTGCAAATAAAATATTGCCTCCAAAAGATCCAGCTGAACTAGCTGAATGGAAAAAACAATATCCAGATGTTTATGATGTGATTGAAACTATATCACTTCAACAAGCAGATGATCGTGCTAAACAACTTGAAGAAAAATTTCAGTTTTTACAGGAACAGCAATCGCAAATTTCTAAAGAAAAAGCTGAAGTTGAATTACTAAAAAGACATCCTGATTTTCAAGAGATCAGAGCTACTGACCAATTTCATGAATGGGCACAAGTTCAAGATCCAACAATTCAAGGATGGTTGTATGATAACACAGACAACGCTGATTTAGCTGCAAGAGCTATAGATCTTTATAAAATGGATGCTGGTATTACTTCTACTAAAAAAAGTAAACCTGCAGAAGTAAAGAAGGAAGCCGCAAAAGCAGTAACCAGTACAAAAAAAGGTAATCAAATAAGTGTAACTGAAAAGAAAATTTGGAGTGTTGCAGAAATTAGCAAGTTAAAACCTGGCCAATTTGAAAAACATGAAAAAGATATTATGTTAGCTAGAAGAGAAGGTCGTATAAAAGCATAAACTAAAAACTTAACTTAACGCTATAAAGGAGAATAATATGGCAATATCAAGATCAAGTGGGTATAACAACCTGCCAGGCGATAATTTCATACCTGCTATTTATAGTCAAAAGGTTCAAAAGTTTTTCAGAACTGCTTCGGTTGTTGAAGACATTACAAACACCGACTACGCTGGAGAAATTGAGGCTTATGGCGATACGGTAAATATTATCAAAGAACCTACGGTTACTGTAGCTGCGTACACTCGTGGTGCATTAATCAACACACAAAACTTAGCTGACGATCAACTACAACTAATTGTTGACCAAGCCAATGCTTTTGCTTTTAAAGTAGATGACATTGAAGAAAGACACTCTCATGTAAATTTTGAGTCTGTTGCAACTTCTTCTGGTGCATATGCTCTAAAAAATGCTTATGACAAAAATGTTATAGCTGCAATGGTAGCTGGTGCTGGAACAACTGTTGGTTCAGATGGATCTGGTAACGTAGACGTTGGAACTTATGCGGAAGGATTATCTTTATCAGGTACTCCTGAAACTGATCCAGTAAACGTTATAGCTAATCACTCTAAAAGACTAAACTCGGCTGATGTTCCTGAAGAGAACAGATGGTTCCTAGCTGGACCTGAGTTCTACGAAGAACTAGGCAAAGCAAATAACAAGCTAATGGCTGATACTTCTGGTGCTGCTACACCATTAAGAAATGGTAAAGTATACCAAGGAAAAATCAATAACATGAGCTTGTATATGACAAATAACTTTGCTGCCGCAAGTACGTCTAACGTTTTCTTATGCATGTCTGGTCACATGTCTTCAACTGCAACTGCTAATCACATTGCAAAAATTGAAGTAGTGAGAGACCAAGATTCTTTTGCAGACGTTGTTAGAGGATTACATGTGTTTGGTAGAAAAGTATTAAGATCGGAAGGTCTTATTGCTCAATATCTTTTAATTGATTAATAGGAAAGGAATAATATCATGGCTACTTACGATGTAACAGGTAATTCTAGTTCAACTAGTGTACCTTCAAGAAAAAACCCTGGTGTAAGAACTCCTTACCTAGTGGAAAATACAATTGATATATCAAAAATTAATAGTTCTGCTGGAACAACAAACGGAGACGTATTACAAGTACTCGATGTTCCTGCTGAAACTTTAGTTCTACATGCTGGTATTGAAGTTCTTACTGCACTATCTAGTAGTGCAACTATGGACTTTGGTATTACTGGTGGAGACGTTGATGTATTTGTTGACGGAGATGCTAACGCAACAGGATACTCTGTACTAACAGCTACTGCAAGACCAATTATTGCAAGTGCTGACACTATCGACTTACTAGTCGCAGGTGCAGATTCTTCTGCAGGTAAAGTTAGAGTATTTGCACTTATGTGTGATGTATCTGGCATTTACGAAACAGCAAACAATGCTTAATTGTTAATTAGAGGGGAGCCTTATGGCTCCCTTCTTTTATAAAGGAATTTATGAGTACAATAGATTTAAGAAAAACTACAACAGCATCTACAGGACAGAAACTTACTCCTATGTATGATAACAGTCCTAAAAAAATTAATAAAGATGATAGTATTAATTTAAGATTAGATGATCAAGATAAAAAAATAGATAAAATATTAAAATTATTAGAGAATAAATAATGAATTATTTAGCATTAACAAACTCAGTATTAGCAGAACTTAACGAAGTACAACTAACATCAGCTACTTTTAGTAATAGCAGTGGCATACAAACTACAGTTAAAGATGTTGTTAACAAGGCAATACGAGATGTATATGCTTCAGAATTAGAATGGCCTTGGTTACATAGTGATAAAACACAAGTAACTTATGCAGGTCAAAAAGAATATACACTACCTACAGATTATAGATCAGTAGATTACGATTCATTTTATTTAGTGCCTACTGAGTTAGTTACTAATCCAACATTTGATAGTAGCATAACTGGTTGGACAACATCATCAGGAAGTCCTACGTATAACTCTGGTGGTAATGGCAGACTAAGATTAAATGCAGCAGCGGCATATGCTACATTATCAACAATAAAAAATA